AGCACTTAGAAGGACTACAGAATCAAGTAGGAGTAACAGACCCAACGTTATTTATAGATTCTGATTTAATTACATGGGAATCTCAAATCGGAAGTAATTTACTTTATAATGATGAAAACTGGAACAAAGTTTTATGGAGTACGGCTAAACAATCGGTAGATATTAATAATGATAGATATTACGAGGTTACAACAACTTTAACAATTCCAACTGACTTTACTCTTTGTATTTCAGTTCAATTTAAAAATATACCTAATCAGGATGGTTTATATGGTTCTCAAAATCTAAATATTTTTGAAGCAGCAGATGCTAATACTTTTAAATTTAGAGCAGGTGGAACAAGTGAATTAAGCTTTACAAATGCTTATACATTAATTCCTGATAATTGGTATACTGTTATATTACAAAGAGATGCAGGAGTTGTATCTGTTTATGTAGATGCAGGAAATAATAGCATTATAGACTGGGGTTCTGGAACTGATGCAGATACTATGACAATAAATACTATAGGGTCTTGGAATGGTGATGCACAGAACTTAGATGGATATATAAGAGATTTAAGCTACTTTACACAAGCTTTAACATCTATAGAGCGACAAAGTATGGTAGAATATATAAATAATTATTAAAAAAAATGGATAAAATAATTTCGGTAGATTTAAGCACTTCAACAAGTCCCTTAGTGCAAGAGGTTAGAGGAAAGGATTGGATAGAATACGGCGACTCTAATGGAGAATGGAGAAACCTTTACCCACAGTTTTTAATTGACCTTTACTATTCAAGTTCTATAACGGCTGCTATTGTTAATGCAACGGCTGAAATGATAAGTGCTGAGGACTTAGTTATATCAGATGAAGATGATAGAGATGAAGAAGCAAGAGTAAAGCTTCAGAACTTTATGAATAATGCTAATGGTAATGAAACACTACACGAAGTCTTGAAAAAGGTAGCATTTGACTTTAAATTACAAGGAGCATTTGCTCTTAATATAGTATGGTCAAAAGACAGAACTCAGATAGCTGAAATCTATCATATCCCTGTAGAGAAAATCAGATGTGAACGTCCTGATGAATTTGGAAAAACAAACGGCTACTATGTTTCAGGAGATTGGGCAAATACAAGAACGAACAAGCCTTATAGAGTACCTGCTTTTAATGTCAATGATAGAACTTCACCAAATCAAATCCTTTATACAGGTCTTTACAGTCCTAATATGAATTCTTATTATACTCCTGATTACGTTAGTTGTAATAATTGGGCGTTAATAGATTCTAAAGTTTCAGAGTTCCACCTCAACAACATCTCTAACGGCTTCACAGGAAGCTTTATGATATCCTTTGCGAACGGCATACCGACAGCAGAAGAAAGAAGACAAATAGAGCAAAGTTTAGAAGCTAAATTTACATCAGAGAAAAATGCAGGAAAATTCGTTTTGACGTTCTCAGATGACAAGACAAGAGTACCTGAAATAACTTCTATTAGTCCTTCAGATTTGGACAAACAATTTTTAGCACTTCAAGAACTACTTACTAGCAACATCCTCAGTGGGCATAGGGTGACTTCTAAGACACTTATGGGCTTAGATAGTGCTAATGGGTTCTCAAGCAATGCAGACGAGCTTTTAAACGCTTCTAATTTTTATCTTAATACGGTTATAATGCCGTTCCAAAATCAAATATTAAAAGTATTGCACAAGATATTCCAGGTTAATAATATGGATATGCCTGTTCAGTTTGTACAGCTTAAACCAATTACAATACAATTTGACTCTAAGACTATTAGAGAAGTTATGACGCAAGACGAAATAAGAGAAGAAATTGGTTTAGCACCTTTAGAGGTTGAAGAAGAAACCCTAGACTTTGCAAGTGAAAAGACTGAATTAGATTCTTTCATTGAAGAATTTGGAGAAGACATTCCTGACGATTGGGAACTAATAGAAGAAGAAATAGTAGACGGAGAACACCAAGACTTTGACTATGAAGAAGTATTAAATGAATTAGTTAATGAAAAGACAGAACTAGCTTCAACAGGTATTGCAAGACCTAATGCAAAAACTAGAGGTAAAAACAATCAAGATGGAGTAAATAAATCATTTAATGATTATTACAAAGTTAGATATGTTTATGCTAAAGATAATTTCTTATCACAAAAAGGAGAAACTAGAGATTTTTGCAAACTAATGACTTCAGCAAAAAAGATATATCGTAAACAAGATATTATTACTATGGGAAGTAGGGCTGTAAATCCAGGTTGGGGACCTAGAGGTGCTAACACTTATAGCATCTGGCTTTGGAAAGGCGGTGGTAACTGTCACCATTTTTGGTTAAGACAAATTTACAAGACTTCACTAACTAATGCTAAGAGTGATATTTCTTCTAGTCAATTAATAGGATATACAAAAGCTAGGTCAGAAGGATTTACAGCAGAAAAGAATGACAACTTAGTAGCAAGACCACCAAAAAGAATGAAAAATAACGGATTTTTAGAACCAAGATAATTATGAGCTATGTACTATTTATATCAGAAGCGAAGCTAAAGGATAGCACCGCAATCAATCTTAACGTGGACGTGGACATCTTACTCCCATTCGTTCGTGAAGCACAGAAAATCTATGTTGAAACTGCACTAGGTACTGACCTTAACAATAAATTAAAAACCTTAATTGTAGCAGGTTCTGTAAACCTTCCTGCAAATGCAGCTTACAAAACTTTGCTAGATGACTATATAGGGGATATGCTTCCCTCGTATAGTCTTTATCACGCTTTTAATTATCTTAGGCACAAAGTAGAGAACGGCAATATCTATTCCAAAACTTCTGAAACTGGAAATGCTTTAAGTACGGAAGAAGCTCAAAGCTTTAGGGAAGAAATATTAAATACTTCGAGTTACTATAGAGAAAGGCTTATAGACTACATCCGAAATAATACAGCAAGTTTTCCTGAATATACGACAAATACAGGTGCTGACGTAAATCCGTCAAGAGAAAATTATTACAATAATATGAATCTTGAAACACCAAGACAAGGAACTAAACTTACTTTGAGAAACTTTCTAAATGCTTCTGATTAATGAAGAAAAATTACAAGACAAAACCAATTAATATTACAAAATTAAAGACATACTTAAAAGATGCCAATAAAACAGATAGCAAAGGAAACAATAGAAGTAGTGGGAGTGAACGCAACAATTCTAAGCGTAACAACCTTCACAAATATTGAGGTAGCTTTAAAGATAATCTTATTATTAGTTTCTATAATTTATACTGTAGACAAGTGGTGGTTTCATAAAAAAAACAGATGAAAAAAAGAAAACTAAACAGCTTGAATCCTAAGTATATAACTAAAATTACAGAAGATGTTAAAGTGCGTAAAGTTTTTATTAAAGAAGTTAAGGGCGTTAAAATCTATGCCACCTATTCAATCTAATTTGACTACAATTAATCTTCTTATTATTAGAGACACATTCTCAGATAAGTCTACAATAGGCGAGCTTTTTATAAATGGAGAAAGGTTCTGTGACACACTAGAAAACCCTTGGATAAATAACAAGAAGAACGTAAGCTGCATTCCTAAAGGAGAATACAAAGTAAGGCTTAGACTAGCAAGAGAATCAGCTACAAGGGACTATTTACATTTACTTGTAGAAGATGTAGAGAATAGAAGTTATATCTTATTCCACATAGGCAATACTCCTAAAGATACAAGCGGCTGTATATTGGTCGGTTTAGGAAGTGAACAAGACGTTGTTTATAACTCAACCTTAGCTATGGACTTAGTTATGAAAGAAATACTTAATTTAGGCGGCGAAAACATTAACTTAATAATCAAAAATAAATAATTATGAAAAAGTTCTTTCAAAAGTACCTTATCGGACAGATGTTAAAGTCTAAGAAATTTTGGTACGCAATCAGTTCAGTAGTAGTACCTGCTCTTGTAACTTATTTAGGAGTAGACCAATCTACTGCAACAGAGTTGTATCACGCTATCTTAGTTCTTATCGTAGGTCAAGGTATTGCTGACGTAGCTAAGAAATAGTTTGGCAAAAGAAGGAAAAAGACTAAGACTTTCCCTTGAAGAAGTTGAGCTAATCAATGAAAGCAGGGGAAAGGACTTGTCAAACATTAACGGCAATACAGCCTTAGACATACATCTTAAAGATAGAGGTATTGATAAGAGTGATATTGTAAGCGTTAAGCATTGGCAGAATATGGGAGGTGATTTGCGCTTTTCCATAGTTACCAAAGAACAATACGGTACTGACCAAAACGATTTATTAGAAGACATTAAGAATCTAATAGATAATCACGCACCAACTTATCCAACAATTAAAAGAGTTAAAGGTGAACACCTTTTAGTTATAAACCCTGCTGATATTCATATTGGTAAACTAGGGGTTGCTTTAGAAACAGGTGATGACTACAATACAGAGATTGCATACAATAGAGTCTTAGAAGGCGTTACAGGACTTATTAGCAAGGCTCAAGGGTTTAGTATAGATAGAGTCTTATTTTGTGTAGGGAACGACATACTACATATTGACAATGTATATAATACAACCACAGCAGGAACACCACAAGACGCTGATGGTAAATGGTGGCAACACTTTGAAGTAGCTTTAAAACTATACGTTAAATGTGTTGAGATTTTAAGACAAGTTGCTCCTGTAGATGTAGTACACTCAATGTCTAATCACGATTATCAAAGTGGCTTTCATTTAGCACACTCTTTAAAGTCTTGGTTCAGGAACACTAAAGATGTAACATTTGATATATCAGTATCACACCGAAAGTATTACAAGTATGGTTCTAATCTTATAGGACTTGAACACGGTGATGGTGCTAAGATGGATAAGCTACCTATGTTAATGGCTAACGATAGACCTTTAATGTGGGCTGAAACAAAATACAGATATTGGTATCTTCACCACATACATCACAAAGTAAAATACAAATGGTTAGATGCTAAAGACTTTATAGGTGTTACTGTTGAATATATGCGTTCACCTAGTGGAACTGATAGTTGGCACAATCGTAAAGGCTTCTGTGGAGTACAGAAAGCAGTAGAAGGATTCATCCATTCCAAAGACTCAGGGCAAATAGCAAGGCTAGTACACTATTTTTAGCACCCCCCTATAGCCGTTTTAGGCACTTTCTTTTCTTTTTAATACTAATACACTAGACAAGCTATAAAGTTCGTCCTAGAGTTAAACACCTTAATTGTTAATAACTTTGTAAATAAACTTGTTTATAATTGTGTGATTAACTAAAAAGCTGTATATTTGCACTATGAAAAATTTAATCAAAACACTTTTAGGAATAGCAGGACTTTACGGCTGCTTATATTTACTGCTAGGTACTCTTACCTTAGTAGAACTTTTTTTAGGACTAAGATAATGAGCGAACAGACAAAAATAATTGACGAACTGATAGAGATTAAGGATGGATATATTAAAGTGTTAGAAGACTCAATAGAATTAAAAGACGAATATATCAGACAACTAGAAAATAAATTAAAAAAAGAAAAAGAAAATGGTATTTAAATTAAAAGACGCAAACACTAAGCAGGAAGCTATTGTAAGCCTGCTAGACGTACAAACTAATAAACCTGAGCTATTGCCTAACAATACTGCATTAACTGAGGACGGACTTAATCTATTGCCTTTTCAATTGGTTAGAGATTTATACGTAAAAGTAAAAGATACTTATTACAATTCACTTGACTTTAATAACAAATTTTAAGATGACAATACAAGACGCAGAATACCTAGAATATTCTACTTATGTAGATTATAACAAGCCTTGCTACTCAAAGTTTATGGGCTATCAATTAGACAACAAGAAAGTCTTAGCTGAAGAATGGTTATTAAAACCTCAGTTCAGTCCTGTAGGTGTTAGAAATTATGATAGAAAATCAGGACACTTCAATAATGACTTAGTAAAAAACAGCAGGTCGTTAATAGTAATAGGAACAGAACTTC